TGAGGTTGATACTTTATGCAAGTATCTGTCGGCAATTATTATAAAGTAAGCTCCAGGCCTTATCTGGAGCTGGGGAAAAACTGCATACAGGTTTATAGCAGGTATGAGGACCGGGGGCTTTGCAAGTCTGTGTTTGGGGCCAGGTGGAACCCAAACGAAAAATGCTGGGAATATCCTTTGAGACCGGAGACATTGGAGCAGCTTGTAGCAGTATTCCCAGGGATGTGGGTAAGCCCGCAGGTAAAACTGGCAGTAACTGAAGTAGCGGAACGGGAAGCAGCGGCTGCGCAAGTGAAGGTAGAAGGCTGGCAAAACGCTCAGCCGGTGGAACCGATGCCGCTCAAAACCAAGCCTTTCCGTCACCAGATAGCAGCATACAACATGGCCCTGAATCTCCCGGCCGCCGGGCTTCTCATGGAGCAGGGCACAGGCAAGAGTCTCACGTCCATTGCCATTACTGGCCGGCGCTTCCTCCGGGGCGAAATCCAGCGGTGCCTTGTAGTGGCGCCTGCCTCTGTAGTTCCAGTCTGGCCAAAAGAATTCCAGCTCCATGCCGACTACCCGCACGAAGTCCTTGCGCTGGAGGGCCCAGTAGCGAAGCGGGAGCGGGCGCTGCTGGGCTGGGAGCCGGCCCCGGATAAGCTACAGGTAGCAGCAATAAACTATGAAGCTACTTGGCGGATGGAAGAGGCACTGGCCAAATGGAGTCCGGATATGATTATTTGCGACGAATCACAAAGAATCAAAACGCCGGGGGCAAAGCAGTCCAAGGCCATGCACCGGCTAGGGAAAAGGGCAAAGTATAAGCTCATCTTGACCGGAACACCGGTCACCCAAGGACCGCTGGACTTCTTCTCCCAATACAAGTTCCTTGACCCAAGTATCTTCGGTAACAGTTATTACGCTTTCCGGGCTAGGTATGCGGTGATGGGCGGATATGAAAACCGCCAAGTTGTTGGCTACAAAAACCTGGCGGAACTAATCAAGAAGGTCCACAGTATAGCCTTCCGGGTGACCAAGGAGGAGGCGCTGGACCTGCCGCCGTTCACTGATCAGACTTTGTACTGCGAACTGGAGCGAAAAGCCATGGGGATTTATACCCAGCTTAAAAAGGAGAGCGTGGCCGAGTTAAGCCAGGAGAAGATTCTGACCGCAACCAATGTCCTTTCAAAATTACTAAGACTGTCGCAGCTCACCGGCGGATTCCTGGGGGATGGCGAGGGCGGCATAGAGCAGGTAAGTAAGGCTAAGCTAAACCTCCTGGAAGAAACCCTGGATGACTTGGTTGTAGGTGCTGGGAAGAAGATCATCATCTTTGCCCGGTTCCTCCCGGAGATTGCGGCCATACGGAAGTTATTAGAGAAAAAGCAGGTGGATTACGAGTGGATTGCCGGGGAAGTGAAGATGGAAGAAAGGGGGGAAGCGGTTAGGCGGTTCCAGGAGGATGAGGGCTGCAAGGTGTTTGTTGCCCAGATCCAGACTGCAGGCTTGGGCATCACGCTCACGGCGGCAGATACGGCAATATTCTATAGCTTAGACTACAGCTTTGCGAACTATGACCAAGCCAGAGCCAGATTGCACAGGATTGGCCAGCGGAATGCGGTGACATATATCCACTTAGTGGCTAGGGGCACCGTTGATGAAAAGGTTCTGAAAGCTTTGCAAAAGAAAAAAAACGTGGCCAATGAGGTTGTGGATAATTGGAGGAACTATTTTTAGGAGGAGTTGAAAGCAGGTGAAAGATGTTATAAACGAAATGCTTAAAGATATTGACTTGATCGCAAATGTGATGCCGGATTATACTTTGGGTCGCCGGCGGGGGTTGACAGACGACGAAACCGAGGAAAGGGCACAAAAAGCCCTTACATGGATGATTAATCAAATTATGGAGGGGAATGCCTGATGGAACAAGTTGGAACGGCGGATGATATTTTCTCACTGGCCGATCGACTGCAAGGCCTAAAACAGCAAAAGAGTCAACTGGAAGATGAAATCAAAGCTGTTAATGCAGAGATATCGGAAACTGAAAGCAAAGTGGCTGGACTAATGCTGGAAGAAGAAATGCAGAACTTTACCAGGAACGGGTTGATATTCTATCTTAGCACCAAAATATATGCTAGTGCAGTGGCAGACAGGAAAGAGGAGCTGTTTGCATGGTTGAAAGAAAATGGCTACGGTGACTTGGTTTACGAAACGGTTAACGCCAACAGTCTGGCCGCCTTTATCAGGGAGCAGCTGGAAGAGGTGGAAGAGCTCCCGGAAGAACTAGCAAAACTGGTGAACGTTTACGAGAAAACCACAGTGGGCATGAGAAAGGCCCCGGTAAAGAAAAAATAGTAAGGAGGAATGAATGATGACTGAAAAAGCTTTAGCTATTGTGGAAAACGTGAACCTGCCAGCTCTAGGCAATGACCTGGCAGAGGCAATTGCTGAGGAAATGGACGGGCTCTCCATCGAGTTTGACCGGGTACGCATCCCAAGCGGCGGCGGGCTTGCTTTTGAACTCCCAGGGGACGACCCAGATAATCCCAAACTGGCCACGGAAATTGTCGGGGTTATTGTAGACCAGCACCCGGTGAACGCATATTGGGCCGTGAAGTACAGCGGCCAGAACAATCCACCTGACTGCAGCTCCATGGATGGGAAAGTGGGCATCACCGTGGATGGGCAGCAAAGAGACTGCGCCACCTGTCCTTATAACCAGTGGGGGAGCGATGAGGACGGAAGAGGAAAAGCCTGTAAGAACATGCGGCGCATTTATATCCTGCCGGAAGGCGAGATGTTCCCGTTATTACTCACCTTACCACCTACTTCACTGAAAAACTTCGCCAACTATCTGGCCAAAAGGGTCATTGCCAAGGGCCGACGGAGCCATAACGTACTGACAAAGGTCACCCTGAAGAAAGCTGTTTCTAGCGGCGGCATAACCTACAGTCAAGCCACCTTTGCTCTTGCCGGTGTACTCAATAATGAGGATGCGAAGAAAATCGAAGAGTATGCCCGCGGCATTAAGGCTGTCACCCGGAAACTGCAGGTTATGGCTGATGAGTACATTCAGACTGAGGAAAAGGAAGAAATATTCTAGAATCCGCTAGATAGACCCCGTGCCGATGATTTGGTGTGAGGACCGAGGTGCAAATGAAAGGTCGAAGAGTCTCAAAGGTGGTGTATAAATGCCACAACAAAACGAATTCCTTGAAGCCGCATTGAAATACGTTCGGCTGGGGTGGAATGTGATCCCGCTCCAGCCTAGAGATAAAAAGCCACTCCTGCCGTCCTGGCGGGAGTGGCAAACAAAGAAAGTCACAGAGGACATGGTAAAAACTTGGTGGCAAAAACATTCCGACGCCAATGTAGGAATATTGACTGGTGCTATTAGTGGCATTGTGGTCCTGGATGTGGATGGGGAAGCCGGCCGGCAATCCTTGGCCCAAATAGCCAAGGGACTGCCACCGACACCCATTAGCAACACCGGGAAAGGCAGCCACTACATCTACAAGCACCCGGGCTTTGAGGTGCGAAATTTTGCCGGGAAGCTTCCCGGGCTAGACTTCCGAGGTGACGGGGGCTACATCGTAGCGCCGCCCTCTATTCACCCTTCAGGCAGGCAATACGAGTGGGTAATAAGCCCTGAAGATGTGGAACTGGCACCGGTACCAGGATGGCTTTTAGCTCTCCTAGGGCAGAAGAAAAAGGGCAACGGCGAAGGCATAGACCCTTTGAAGGTGCTGGCTGGAGTGCCCGAAGGAGAACGGGATGAAACGCTTTTCAGATACGCCTGTCGGCTTCGTGCAAAAGGCATGACGAAGGAGGAAGCCCTGGCGCTGGTATTGCAGGCGGCCCGGAACTGCACGCCGCCATTCCCGGAAGATGAAGCAAAGAGGAAAGTTGAAAGCGCCTGGCGGTACCCGGAAGGGACGGAAGCGGAGCAGATGGTGGTCCAACTCAAAGACATCGCAAATGAACCGGACAAGGTATGGGATAAGGAAGTCATTGGCGCCCTAGCAGTCTTGAAAAAAGAGCAGCCGGCGGAGTATGCACGCATCAAGGCGGAGCTCAAGGGCAAAGTCAATCTCAATGACCTTGAGAGGGCAGTCAACCGGCAGATAGCGGAAAATCAGAAATTACGGCTCGTGGAACCCGGCGAAAAGCCGGAGCCGCTCGAAAATATCCTGCCCAATTTACCCTTGAAGGAACTCCAGCGACCACATAAGTGGACCGTCAACGAAAACGGGATCTGGACCGACACTAAAAATGGTCCAATATGCGCCTGTGCAGTGCCGGTCATTCTTACCCAGCGGCTGAAAAACGTAGACACAGGGGAGGAAAAAGTGGAGCTAGCTTTCTACCGGGACCGGGAGTGGCACAAAATCAAAGCAGATAGAACGACGGTGTTTAATAGGACAAGCATCATCCAGCTTACCAACAAAAGCTTACCCGTAACCAGTGAAAATGCCCGAGACTTGGTCAGATACTTGCAAGATTTGGAGCAGGAAAACCTGCACACATTGCCCATCAAGCGCAGTACAACTTCAATGGGCTGGGTGGGTAACAACTTCCTGCCGGGGGCCCAGGGCGACATTGTGTTGGACCTTGAGGGCGGAACGGCGGCTATAGCGGATGGGTACCGGGAGAGCGGCAACTTAGCTAAGTGGGTGGCCAGCATGAAGTCTGTCCGAGAACATCCTATATCACGCTTTATGCTGGCGGCCAGCTTTGCCGCACCGCTTCTGAAGTTAGTTGGGCAGCGGGTGTTTATAATCCATGCCTGGGGAGGGACCAGGGGGGGGAAGACTGCGGCACTCAAGGCAGCATTAAGTGTGTGGGGCTGTCCGGAGGACCTGATAGCTTCGTTCAATGCTACGAAAGTTGGACTAGAAAGATTGGCTGCCTTCTACTGCGATCTGCCTCTTGGAATTGATGAACGTCAGGTTATAGGGGACAAACATGGCTTTGTGGAGAGTTTGATTTATCTGCTTGGACTTGGAAAAGGCAAGGTTCGCGGTAGCAAAAGCGGCGGTCTCCAAACCTTCACCCAGTGGCGATGCGTGGTGCTGTCCACTGGGGAGGAGCCGCTCTCCACGGACGGCAGCATGGGCGGTATAAAAACTAGGGTACTGGAGCTCTATGGCCGGCCCATACCGAACGAGGACTTGGCCATGCGGGTCCACCAGGAGACTGGACTTTACTTCGGAACGGCCGGGCCGGAGTTTGTGCGGAGGATACTTGGCAGCGGCATAGATTTTCAAAATGAATTCATGCAAATCCAAGAAGTGCTGAAAGAGCGCTTTTTAGACCATATAGGTAGTCACATCTCGGCTATAGCGGTAATCATGCTAGCAGACTATCTGGCTAGCCAGTGGATTTTTGGACTGGACGAGGACAAGGCCTTTGACGAGGCCGTGGCGCTGGCAGAAACCGTGGCTGGGATGTTGGAAACGGCAGCTGAAGCTGACGATGGGTTGAGGGCTTATGAGTACCTGATGAGTTGGTATGGGGTAAATGCAGATAGATTTAAAGATAGTGCTTACCCGGAAAGATACGGCATGCTTGATGGTGGGGTGATTTATATTTATCCAACTATTTTTGATAAAGCAATGAAAGAGGGTGGATTCAATCCGAATCGGATGTTAAGAGACTGGGCAGAACGGGGGTGGATTGAAACGGAAATGACCGATGGGAAAACAAGGTTTAAAGTACGGAAATATGACCGCGGGTTAGGTAAACAAACTAGGTTTGTAGGCATTAGAAGCGATGCAATAGTGGACTAGAGTGGTCTATAAGTGGTCTATATAGTGGTCTATACTGAAAACCCTTATAAATCAAGGCTTATATATATAATATAGTCCACTAGACCACTAATATAGTCCTATTATACTGTAACACCTACACCCTTACCTTTTGGTGAAACAGGGTAAAGGGGGTGTCTAAAAAATAGAGTGTGTATTTCGGAGGTAGTGGTCTATATTGGTGGTCTATACCCAAAAACCCTTATTTATCAAGGGTTTATGAGTGTCCAGAGTATAGACCACTAGGGTCTAAAAAAGTGGTCTATATTGGGGGGATTTGGAAAAATGAGCCTTGCGGAGCGTCTAAAAAGCCTTAAAAAGGAGAAAGAATTTCAGGAGACCATCTTCGGCGAACCTGAACCTATTGAGCCTGAACCTATTGAGATAGAAGAAGGAGACCCCAGGCCCGACCTGACAGAAGATAGCAAGTTGTGGACCAGACTACTAAAACTGGCCGCAAGAGAAAACTCCGACCTGGCGGCCATACTGCACGCCTTTCGTTGCCTGGGAACCAGAATACGGCAGGGCCGCTCGGGGTACGTCCTCAGGCCAGATGTTGCTCCCATCTGGGCATGGCCAAGTAGGGAGGAATACGAGAAGGAGAGAGACCGATGGTTAAAACCACACCGAAGGGAAATAACCAGCCTTCTGAAAAGGCTATAGTCAATGCGATCAAACGATACCTGGATAAGCTGCCGGAGTGCTATGTAATCAAGACCCATGGCAGCATCTACGGTGCCGGGCAGCCGGACTTGCTGGGCTGTTATCAAGGCAGGACCCTGGCTTTGGAAGTGAAAAGGCCTGGAGGGAAGCCAACAAAACTCCAGGCAGCCATATTGAAAAAGTGGGGAGCAGCCGGGGCGATAACTGGGGTGGTTACCAGCGTTGAAGAAGTTGAGGAGCTTTTGGGACAGGACGACAACTGAAGGGGGGAGCCTGATGGA